AAGGAAAAACCATGCCCACAACAAAAACCGTTTACCTGTCCAACCCAACCGTCTTAATCGGAGCCGTGGATGTCACGCAGAACACCTCTGCGGCCTCGCTTGAGATCGGTTACGACTCACTCGAATCAACGACCTTTGGCGATACCGGGCACCGTTTCGTGTCGGGCCTCCAAATGGTGAACGTCACCTTGACAATGTTCCAAAACTACGGCGCAGGCGAAGTCGAAGCTACTCTGTTTGATGTTGTCGGAGACGGCACCACCACACTGGTCATCTCGCCAGCAGGCTCAACCGAATCAGCAAGTAACCCCGAATACACAATCAGCAATGCAATGATGTCATCGTTCACCCCAATCGTCACAACCGTTGGAGAACTGAGCCAAGTCTCAGTCACCTTCACTGGTGGCACTTGGGTCCGCGACATCGTCAGCCCGTAATCAACAACTAACAAAAGGACCCCGACATGATTGGCATGACATTAAAAGTAGAAATGGCTGACGGTGAAACATTCGAAGCACCGATCACCTACGGAGTTGCGTGCAGGTGGGAAGATCACCACCCCACGCTCTCCGTGGGCCGTTTCTTAGAAGACATGAAATTCAAGCCTCTCGCATGGTTGGCTTGGGATGCGTTACGAACCAAAAAGATTGTGGTTCCGTTGTTTAGCACTTGGGTAGAAAACGTCATGGATATCACGTTTATCCCAAAAGCGAAACAGGGCCCGCAGGAAGAGCAACAAACCTGATCGCGCAGCTCGCTGTTCGTACAGGCATCAGTCCGTTGGATCTGATGGAAACACCAGCCCAGATCATTGACGAAATGATCAGGTTGATAATCGAACAGAACGAGAGCAAGAAGTGAGTCTTGGAATAGATCTGAAACCAACTGGCCTAAAAGAGGCGCTGCGAACGATCAATTCCATTGACCCTAAATTGCGTCGCGCTTACGGCAAGCAGATCCGTGAACTAGGCAAGGTCGTTGTTGACGCGATCACACCGCTTGTGCCGTCGTCGTCGCCCACTCGAGGCATGGACGGCCCGTGGCGTACCGGGTGGAAGAACGGTCAGACCAAGAACATTGTGGTTAAGACCAACACTCGAAAAGCACGCAAACGCAACATTGAAAAAGGTGCCCAGTATGAAACTATTGGCACGATCACTGTAGGGACAAAAGGTGCAGCACTCGCGATTGCAGATATGGCTGGCAAGGCTGGCGGTGGAGGCCGTGGTGGTCCGCGTAGTCGCCCAAACTTTTCGGGATTACTTACGCAAAAGATTGGTCGCGGTCCGTCGCGCATGGTTTGGGCTGGTGGCGAAAAAGCGATCCCAGACTTCCAAAAAGCCTTAGAGCCTGTTATCAAAGAGGTAATCTTTGAAGCGAACAAGGAACTAATGAAAGTTAAATTCTGATGGCAATTAACATTCCGATTCTTACCGAGTTCTCAGACTCAGGGATTAAGGCCGCTAAAGCCGCTTTTGGTAACTTTAAAACTGCTGTTGGTGACGCTGAAGGTGGAATGGGCAAGTTTAAAGCTGGCTCTAAAGTTGCTTTAGACGCAGTTAAAGCCAACGCTGGCAACCTTGCTATTGCAGGTGGGGCCGCTCTTGCAACTTTTGCAACTAAAGCAATCACAGCCTTTCAAGACATCGCGTTAGCGTCAGGCAAATTTGCGGATGCAACAGGATTATCGGTTGAGGACGCGTCACGTTATATTGAGGTAGCGGGCGATCTGAGTATCCCGGTAGACGCCGTTGAAGGTGCGATTGGTCGACTCAATAAAACGATTGGTGCGGACCCAGACAAGGTGCGAAACCTTGGTGTTGACCTTGTCTATTTGAAAAATGGGTCGTTAGACGTCAACGCAACTTTCCTTAAGACCATTGAACGAATTAAAGGCATTAAAGACCCAGCTCAAAAAGCAACGGTTGCGGCGCAGCTGCTTGGTAAGGGCTGGCAGTCCATGGCCGAACTTATTGAGATGGGCGCAGACGATCTTAAAGCCTCTTTAGATTCTGTGTCGAACGCGCAAGTTATCTCGGATGAAGAACTAGCAAAGGCTAAAGAGTACCGAGAAACCATTCAAGAACTTGGTGACATTTGGAACGCTTTTGTTATTAACGCTGGCGGCGTTTTTATTGACATCGTGTCTGACTTAAAAGATTTGACCAGTTGGGAAGGATTAGGTAGACAACTGAAAGAGGGACCCCTTGGAAGGGCTCTCGGCGCATTAGGCGGCTTATTTAACGACAACGAAGAAAACGCCAAAGCGGCTGAAGAAGCTGCAAAATCTCTTGGCGATGCGTATAGCGGATATGTCAATTCAAGGCTTGCAGAAGGTCGCGAAGAAATGGCTTTGATGAACCTCCAAATTGAGCAGCAAGCTGAAGAGTTAGCAATCATTGATCTTAAATGGCAGTCCTTGATCGGCACGCTAAAACTTGAGAGTGCTATGACCGACGCTAAAGAACAGTTGGCTGGTCTTAAAGAAAAAGCGGTTGAGGCTTACGGCGGTTCAAAAGAGGCAGTTGATGAATATAACGAAAGCCTAATTAACGCTCAGCTGATGGTCCTAGCCCTCGCTGGCACAGTGACGTTAACTAATGCGGAAAAGAATCAGATTCGAATCCTTGTTGATACTGAACAATTAGATCGCGCTATTACTTTAATTGATCGAATTGGAAGAGGAGTCAACACAGGAATTGAAGAACGGCGGTTTGGTGGCGCAAGAGCCCTCGGGGGTCCGGTCGCTGGTGGCTCGACTTATCTTGTGGGTGAGCGCGGGCCAGAGTTGTTTACACCGTCGTCGTCTGGGAACATCACGCCGAACCACGCGATGGGTGGCGGTGCCAACATTACGGTCAATGTTAACGGTGGCGACCCTGACGCAGTGGTGCGAGCAATCCAAAAATATGCTCGACAAAACGGTGCGATCCCATTACAGACCACGACAGGCGCAAGGTTCTAAATGGCTATTACGACCGCTTTTACGATCACGATTGGCAACCTTGGCGCTTCATATGACATCACGTCTGAAGTCATGTCGTTCAATGTGAACACGCAGGTTTCGTTGGCTGAGATCGGTACCAGTAATGGCTCAATGCTCATAAAAAACTTCACGGGGTCTTTTACACCGGGTGGCGGTGGCACATACGGGTCGGTTGACTGGTTTAATCAGGCCGTACTAATTAACGGCACTACAACGGTTGGCGGTGTGCCTACCAGTTTCAAACTGTTTCACGGGATCGTTGACACTTTTGCGTTAGACGACAACGGTATCAATTCGTATGTGACTATTTCGTTTGTTGACGCTTTTACCGCTGGTGGTAGTTCGGCTCCTGTAGATACCACAAGCATTGGTTTTAATGCCTCTTTAACAATTGACTTTATATATGAAAATGGGATAGCTGCAAACCCTGCCAAAATGCCAACACTTGGCGGCACCAATACAAGTTACTCAACTGTTCCTACGTTGTTAAACGACAATTTTTCAGTTTCTTGCAATCAACCTAATATTGGAAATAGTTGCAAATCTTCAACACAATTAATAGTTACCGCAATTGGGCCGTCCATGGTTATTCCTACAACAATCACTTTGACAAACCCTGATTTTAATTATCAACTTATTGATTACACCATGACTCGAAACGCTGCGAACAGGACAACTTTTCTTTTTAAAGACAAAACTGTCTCGGGGACACAACTGCCTATTGGTGATCTTGTTACTGGTTACGACGAGGACCAACTTACTAACTATGTGACCACAACTAACGTGTCTAATGGAAATACAATTACAAGTTTTAACTTAACTAGTACCACAAAATATGGTCAACGGTTTAGGTCTTACACTCAAGCAGGGTTTTTTACGTTAGATAGTGGCGTTACGCAACAAAACACAAACAATTCGTGGATCAACCGTTTTGGTGAAATAACTTTTGCCCCTCAAGAACTGACGCTTAGTTCTAAAATGGTTCAATCGGCAGCTGCTGACGCCGCCGAACCGTTTTGGAACAAGATCCTTAACATTGAGTCGGTGATGTGGCAACCAGTCCAGTTGACCTATACGCCGACCGGGTGCGCTCAGCAAACCAAAATGTCGGTTATTGCTAGTCGCCGTATTTCGGCTACACCGTCGGATTGTCAAGTAACGTTAGGTTTGTTGCCCGCATACCAGTATCAAAGTTTTATTTTGGACGACACATATTTAGGGATACTTGACAGCAGTCGAGTCGCATAAAGGAGAAACATTATGGCTACACAGTGGACAGCAGGGACAACTAGCGGACAGGTGTTGACTGCGGCGACGCTTAACACCATTGGGGCCGCTTCAGTGTCGTATACGCCAACCCTGACACAAGGCGTAACAGTCAGCAAAACAATCATTTCGGCTAAATATTGGCAATTCCAAAAGTTAATTGTTGGAACTGTAAACCTTGCTATTAC